TGAGTAAATATATAGTGCAAGTAACTGAGTATGTATATCACAAAGCTATAGAAGTTGAGGCAAGTAGTCGTGATGAAGCTATAGAAAAAGTTGGAGAAGGAGATCCGTGGGAGATCGTGGGTCGTGAGGTTAATTTTGATGTTGAGGAGAAGTAAAATGAAGCAAGAGCAATATGTGAATGTATTAGATATAAAATTCTATGTATGTGATGAGGATGGTAACGAAGTTTTAAACAAAAATGGGACTATCAAAGAGTTTGATTTCAAAGGTAGATTAAAACCTCTTGAATATCTTTGTGAAGATATAACTGTTGAGGATTTAGAGGAGAGTGAGGATGAGTAAATTAAATTATATTATGGAGTGTAATCACACTCAAGGACTAGAGAATGTTTTACATGGTAGTAAAGTATTTCCTCTGGTAGCAGAACTGAATAAACACTTTGGGCTTAAAGTAATTAGTCAGGTTGCGGTAAATGATTATGGTAAGCAAGCTGAAAGTGGTAACGGCGTGAAAGGCTTTGTAATGGCTAATGATTATGGTATACCTAAGTGTATAGCTTTTATTAGAAGTGAACGAAAGTTAACATATGTTAAAGACAAAGAAGTGTGGAAAGATGTTTATGTGTTTAAGCATTGTGAGGACTACAAAAGAGGAGGCGCTTATCATGAAAGAGATTTATGTACGTCAGTAAAACTCCCTCAACTTATACGCGCTATAAAGGGCTATGGAAGGGAAGATAATTTCCCTGCCTATAATGGAGAAAATGGAGGACCGAATTACTTAGAAGGCAGGTATAATTTAAATATGCGCTATAGGGATTTATCTGATAAGTTTGAACTCGATGGTCAGGATATGTGGAACTTAAAGCACAAGAGAGATGAAGCAACTACTAAGCAATTGCAGAAATATCTACCTTCTTTAATAGACAGTTATATAAATAATGTTGCCCCCTCTGCCGAAGTAGATGCAAAGATAAGGGATGATTATAACCAATCGTTAAGTTATGCGGGTAAAGTAGAAGAACTAAAAGATATAATAACTGAAGGACTGGGTTCTGGGTTTACTGTAATAGGCGTAGATAGTGCTGAAGGTTATGTAGTCGGCAGTATAGAAACAGTTATAGGAGACGAACCAGAGTTTAGGTACAAGGACTTTAAACGCTATACAGAACTTGAAGACTATTCTAAATACCAAGACATTTTACCCATGCTAACTATACATAAAGTAAGAAAACAAGAAGAAGGCTCCGAATTATACAAAGACTATTTTCTGATCCCAGCCATTTCATCTTACAGGAGAAATAATCCACCTATACTAGATGATTTTACAGGTATTTTTACAATCCCAAGTTATATTCCTAGTTCTCCGCTGAATATGACATGGCTTCTATTACCTAATGTTGAGAGCGTGTAGATGAATAGAGAAACTATAAAATGGTCACCTTATGCTTTGCCTTTTGTTGCAAATGATTTTTGTGTATTAGTTTACTTGATTGACAAAGTCTATGAGTTTTATCTGTTTGATGGTTTTATCAAAAGGTTTACTGATACTACGCTACCAAAAGAACTGAGCAAAAACTTAACTATGATAAAAGCGTTTGATTTTCCTAATCTAAAAGACGAAGATAGTTTTAGAGAACTTGAATGCTATGAGTGGAAAAAATATACTGAAGAAAACAAAGAGTTTATAAATATTGGTTGGAGAGTTTCTCCTAATGTGTTTGTTTTCGTATTAAATATTGACTACATATATAAACTACAAGGGCTTGAAAACAATTAAAACTACCGCCATCTCGCGGTAATTGTAAAAGTGAACTCAAAACTGGTGAAACAGGAGAACAAAATGGCTAAAGAATATAGAGTTTTTATTGTGCAGACAATGAAACCCATCACAGTCGAGGCTAATACAGAGCGTGAAGCGGAAAAATATGCAGAGGAGCATTGTGCATGGGAGCCTCAGTCTACTAGGTTTCTAGCTTCACAAGTTTATTATGGGGATCAGGAGCAAGACTAATGAAGAAAGTAATAAAAAAATCAAAAGATAATGTTGTTTTTCTTAGACCAAAGCTAAAACTTAAAAAGTTTGTTGGCGCACTGGTTCAGTATAGCGTGCCGGTTATCGTTCAAGCTTATACGGAAGAGGAAGCAGAGCAACTAATTATCGATCAAGAAAAAGAACTTGAAGTATCTGAGATCGATATTATAGTAAACCAACTACAATAAAACTTTGAAGGAAACATACTCATGGATAATACACCTACAAAAAAATACAATCCGCGACATGCAGAAATATCTAACATGCTATCTGAAACTCAACGCTATGAAAACGCACGGGGCTTTGTAAAAGCCTTTTTGAGATTATTTAATTGGCGACAGATTCGAGCAGGAAAAGATCGAAAGATAAACTAGGAGTAAAAAAGTGGGAAGACGTAATGACAATCGGACTGTCTGGAGAATGAATTTACCCATGATTCTTCCTGAATTCCCCTATGCGCCTCATCTTTGTTGGCACGCGACTAAGATTGTAGACCTATGGATGGTGAAATTATATGGTGTGCCGCAACAACCCCCACGAAAGAAAAGACAACAAGGAAAATGATTATGCTAAAAGCAGACGGACTTGATGAAGCTATAATTGGTACAACGATGTTATGGGGCGCAGAAGGTGAAGTGTTAGTCTATTCCTGCGAGAAATGTATTAATATTTTCATGGTGCGTGATGGCATGGCTTACGATGAAGCCTATGAATTTTTTGAGTTTAATACGCTAGGTGCATATGTAGGTGAGCAAACGCCTGTGTTTGTGTGGACAGATACTACAGACATAGAGTTATGACTCCAGAAAAAAAAGTTAAGGTAAAAATCTGTAAAATCCTAGATAAGATGGGTGCTTACAGATTTTATGCCTCTACAGGTGGGTATGGTTCGTCTGGAATCCCAGACATCATTGCTTGCTATCAAGGTAGGTTTATCGGCATCGAAGCAAAAGCCAACGGTGGTAAGCCCACTGCCCTTCAATTAAAAAATCTCAATGACATTGCAATCTCTGGTGGACAGCCATTAGTTGTTGACGAGACTAATGTAGATCAGTTAGAGTATCTAATTAGTAAATTTAAATAATATATTAGTAGAGGATTTAGTAATGATTGTAGGACGCAAATTAAAAGGCGAGCGCAAAATGTGCCTGACCTTTCGTGAACATGAACTTTATACATTGGTACTGTGTGGTAATGATAACCCTCAAATCTGTGTAAAAATGGATCTGACCATAGGTACGGTGCGAACAATGTTACAGACAGTATATAAACACTTAGGGTACAAAAATAAAAATGATCTACTTGTAGGTCACCTAGATAAAGCCCTTGTTCAAGAGCAGATAAATATTATGATGAGCCAACAGGAAGATGTCCATGAAAATTTCGGATGATATAAACCACCCATCTCATTACACCGCAGGGAAAGTTGAGTGTATCGATGCGATTGAATCGGCTACTCAAGGATTGTGTGGTGTTACTAGCGTATGTGTGGGTCAGGTTATTAAGTATGTATGGAGATACTCTCGCAAGGGAACTCCAGAGAAAGACCTAGCGAAAGCAGATTTCTACTTGCAGAAGCTACGCGGTATAATAGCGGAGCAAGAAACAAAACAGGTACCAGAACCTGTGGTGCAACCTGAACCAAAACCTATAGCAGAGAAAGACCTTATCTCTGAACTATCAAATGAAGAAACCGCTGATATGCTAATGCGTAGATTCTGTCCTACCGGAAGCTGTGATGACTGATGAAATAGATCACGCTAACGATCAGGTTGAGAGATATTCTGATGCTAAAATTAAAGAGATAAGAAGCAAAGCAGTCATACCTGAGAACCACACAGGGAAGTGTCTTTGGTGTAGAGAGCCTGTCCCGGATAAAAGGCGATGGTGCGATGCAGATTGTCGTGATGAGATGGAAAATAGAAATTAAGTGTAATTTTAGTAAAAAATGGCCTCTCAGAATGCGATTCTGAGGACTTTAGCGTAGGGGGTAATGCATTGGTAACCCCTCAAAATAGTGTTTTTAGTGTAGTTATTGAGGATATAACATGGAACAATTAGTCACGCTTGATTTCGAGACATACTATAGTAGCACCTATGGTCTAACGAAACAGACCACTGAAGAATACATACGTCACCCTGAGTTTCAGGTCATTGGTGTAGCTGTCAAAATTAATGATGAGAAGATAAACTTTCATACCGGAACACATCAAGAGATTCAAGCCGCGCTAGACAACATTGACTGGCGAGTGTCTGGTCTTGTGTGTCATAACACTTTATTTGATGGTGCAATCCTTGCGTGGATCTTTAAAATAATACCCACCTTTTACTTTGATACCCTATCTATTGCTCGCGCTCTACACGGAACCAATGCCGGTGGATCTCTTAAAGCATTAGCAGAGCGTTATTATCTTGGTAAGAAAGGTACTGAGGTACTAGATGCAAAAGGTAAACGTCTTGAAGACTTCAAGCCTAGTGAACTGTCGGCCTACGCATCCTACTGTATAAATGATGTGCAGATAACTTTCGATTTATTTGGGATCATCGCTCCTAAATTTCCTGAGTCAGAACATCAGTTGATTGATATTACTCTGAGAATGTTTATCGAGCCGCAGTTAAGGGTAGACGATGCATTATTGATCGAGCGCCTACAAGAAGTGCGGGATGAAAAAGCCTTAATGCTAGAAGGTCTGATGGCTCGCTTAGAGTGTGATACTAATGAAGCAGTGAGAAAGAAACTCGCCTCTAACAAACAATTCGCAGAGCTGCTAGAGGAACTTGGTGTTTCGTGTCCTATGAAAGAAAGTCCTACCACGGGTAAACAAGCACCAGCTCTAGCTAAAACAGATGAAGGATTTATTGCCTTACAGCAACACGAAGATCCGTTGATCCAAGAACTATGCGCGGTGCGTCTGGGTACTAAGTCAACGATTGAAGAGTCTAGGATTGAAAGATTTATAGATATAGGCTCAAGAAATAAAGGTTGGCTTCCTATTCCCCTACGTTATTATGGCGCACATACAGGTCGCTGGGCAGGCTCAGAGAAAGTTAACTTCCAAAACCTACCATCAAGAGACGCTAAGAAGAAAGCCCTAAAGAAATCTATCGTACCGCCTGACGGGCAGATTGTTATTAACTGTGACTCAAGTCAGATCGAGGCTCGTGTTTTAGTGTGGTTGGCAGGGCAAGAAGATGTGACTACATGGTTTGCAGAAGGACGAGATGCATACTGTGAGTTTGCAAGCAAAGTCTACGGCAGGGCAATCACAAAAGCGGATCCCATAGAAAGGTTTGTTGGTAAGACTTGTACTCTGGGTCTAGGCTTTGGGACTGGCTGGAGAAAACTTCAGCACACGCTAAAGACATCACCTCCAAACCAGGCTTTATCGGATGACGAATGTAAGAGATTAGTTAAGGTCTACCGCGAACTAAATTATAAAGTAATAAACTTTTGGGAAGCGTGTGATCGTGCGCTAGAACACATGGCTAATTGGCCTAGTGAACTAGAGCCTTATTATATTGGTGAGAATGAGTGTGTGATGATAACTCCAGAAGGAATTAAGTTACCTAATGGGCTATACATTTATTACCCTAATTTATATTATGATACATCTGAAGAGAAAAGCGGTTTTGTTTATAAGTCTAGGCGAGGTAAAATTAATATCTGGGGCGGTGCTATGACAGAGAACATTGTACAAGCAGTGGCAAGGATTGTTATTGGTGAGCAGATGATTAGTGTAAACGAAAAGTACAGACCCGCGTTGACAGTACATGATGCGATAATTTGTCTAGCGTCAGAGCATGAGAAAGAAGAAGCGATGGACTTTGTATTAGATGTGATGGGTAAACCGCCTGAGTGGGCAACAGGGCTACCGATTGCATGTGAAGGTGCCTATGCAGATAACTATGGGGATTGCTAATGCACCACTTTAAACATAATTTAAACATTGATGCTGATACGATTGCAGAAAAAATATTCTCTTTACGACCTATCTGGGAAAGTAGATCAAATGACTTTCCTTTTTATACTTTAGGCAAGTCAGCTTATCTTGATGGCAACACAATAGAGTATTACGAAGAAAGCGTTTGGCTGAATGAACTTCTTTATAAAAACTTCTTTGGACTATATGAGACAGTGTTGGAGTGTTTATCTGTTGAGTTAGGAAAAGAGATTTGTTTGGCTCAAGATTTAGCACTGCCGGGGTTTCATATATTTCCTACTGATGAAAAGTTTATAGATATAGCAGGAAAATGGCACACTGATTACCCACATAAAACTTTAGGTCTAGGTGATGTAGGCGCGTCTGCTTTTACTGTAGCTATTGAATTACCTAATTCTGGTGCAGGCATGGACTATATAGATACACGCGGAAATATTGTACACTTACCTTATGAAGAGAAAGACCTAGTATTACACTCAGGATTAACCCCCCATAGAATTGCAGGACTAACAGAGTTTCATCTCTGTGAATATAGAATAACTCTACAGGGACACGTAGTTAAACGTAATAATAATATGGAAATTTTCTGGTAATGGCTGATTTTACATGGAGTTATTCTGCACTAAAACAATACGAAAACTGTCCTCGACAGTATAATGAAATACGCGTTCTAAAGAATTATATTGTTAAAGAAAACGAGGCCATGCGCTATGGGACTGCCGTTCATAAAGCGTTAGAAGATTATGTTTCTGAAGGGAAGCCTTTAGCTAAAAACTACCAACGCTTCAAATCAATGGTTGATCCTTTGATTGATATTTCGGGCACAAAATATCCAGAGCATGAAATGGCCCTGACTTATGATAAACTACCATGTGACTTTGGCTCTGAGCATCGGTGGGTGCGAGGCATATGTGATCTATTAATTGTTGATGGCGACTATGCATTCGTAGTGGACTATAAAACAGGTAGTAACAAATATCCTGACCCTAAACAACTGCGGCTGATGGCGCTGATGGTGTTTACTCACTTCCCGGAAGTCAATAAGATCAAGGGCGGCTTGATGTTTGTTTTAAAGAATAGCTTTCTGACTGAAGAGTATCACCGCAAAGATATGGATAAATCTTGGGGAATGTTTGAACGCTCTCTTAAACGACTAGAGAATAGTTATGATGAGGATCAATGGCAACCTAACCCTACGCCCCTGTGTGGGTGGTGTTCTGTAGACAGTTGCGAATTTTGGAAACCAAGAGTACCCTATAACCCATTCACATAACCAGTTTCTAAAGGAACTTATAATGGCATACACTAAATCTCCACGACCCTATAAGCACGAATGGCAGATGGAGAAAAAACGTAATGAGAAAAAAGCTAGAGCAATAAGGGCTAATGCTCGTAATAAAATGGATCGAGAAAGCCCAGACAAAAATGGTAATGGCAAAGCAGACAAACGCGAAGGAAAAGATATAGCCCACAAAAAAGCTTTATCTAGAGGCGGTAAAAATAGTGATGGTGTAAAAGTACAAAGCCGTGCAAAAAATAGATCTTTTAAAAGAAATTCAAATAAAAAATTAGTATCAGAAACAAGTAAACGCGAAAGAAAAAATAAAATAGTTAAAAAGAAAAAATAAATATTGACAGTAGTTTACATACCCTGCATACTTTTAATTAGTAAATTAAGTATATAAGTAAAGGACAGTAATGGAAGTTATTAATAATAAGGCTTTAATGTTAGCCGTGCCGGAGCATCTGACTCCGCATATCACAGATAGAATAGACCAAAGTGAAGTAGTAAGTACTCATGACGGTTTATCTGAACTCCTAGTTTATTGGGGCATCCACGAGATGCTCACACTTAACAAACTTATTAAATTCAAAGAAAACCTACCTTCCCCTATGGCTAGAGATTATTCTTGGCCCGGTATGTTTACGCCCTTCGACCATCAAAGAGTCACTGCAGAATTTCTTTCTATTAACCACCGCGCTTTCTGTTTCAATGAAGCAGGCACAGGGAAAACTTCATCTGTGCTGTGGGCCGCCGACTACCTGATGAACCTTGGGCTAATTAAGAAGGTATTAATTATCTGCCCACTTAGCATCATGTATTCAGCATGGCAGGGCGATGTATTTAATACTTGTATGCACAGAACCTCTCAGGTCTGTCACGGCTCTGCTGATAAACGCAAGAAGATTATTCGGGGCGACTGGGACTTTACGATTATTAATTACGATGGTATTGGAATTGTTAAAGACGAGATTATAGCAAGTAACTTTGATCTGATTGTAGTAGACGAGTGCAACGCCTACAAGACGCACACTACTGCTCGATGGAAGGCGCTGTTTAAAATCTTAGGTGGTAAAGAAAAGAACGAAGATATGAAGCTTTGGATGATGACAGGTACGCCTGCATCTCAATCTCCTATGGATGCATTTGGATTAGCCAAGCTAGTATGTCCTGATAACGTCCCAAGACTATCTGCGGCATGGAAAGAAAAAACAATGCATCAGATCTCTCGCTTCAAATGGATACCAAAACCAAATTCTAAAGACGATGTATTTAAGGCACTGCAACCTGCAATCCGTTTTGCAAAAGATCAGTGTTTAGATCTCCCAGAGGTTATGTACCAGACGAGAGTTATTCCTATGACAACCCAAGCGGAAAAATATTATAAGCAACTTAAAAAAGAAATGCTTATTAACGCAGGGGAAGAAATGGTTACTGCTGTTAACGCGGCGGCAGGGATGAACAAGCTATTACAGATCTCAGGAGGTGCTGTATATACCGACAGTAAGGAAACAATTCAATTCGATATTAGCCCAAGATTAAATGCTCTTATGGAGGTACTGAACGAAACAGATCATAAGGTTTTAATCTTTGTTCCTTATCGACACACAATAGAATTTATATCTGAATACCTAGAAAAAAGTGGGGTATCAAACGAGGTAATAAATGGTGCTGTATCTGCAAGTAAAAGAGCAAGTATCATTTCACAGTTTCAATTATCAGAAGATCCTAGAGTACTAGTAATACAGCCTCAAGCGGCAAGTCACGGAGTAACGCTGACTGCGGCAGATACTGTGGTGTTTTGGGGTCCTGTCATGTCTGTTGAAGTTTATCTGCAATGTATTGCGCGTATAGATCGCGTGGGTCAGAAAAACAAAATGACAGTCGTTCACTTACAGGGATCTGATGTTGAGAAGAGAATGTATGCAATGCTTCAAGGTAAAGTGGACGCGCATACTAAATTGGTAGACCTATACAGAGAGGAGTTACAGTTATGAGTGATGTAGAACAAGTTGAATCTAAAATACCTTTAGATGAATTAGTTAATACCTATTTAAAAATACGTAATAAAAAAGATGCTCTGTATCAAGAGTATAAGAAAACTGAACGTGAACTAAAAGCTGATCTCGATCAGATAGAACAAGTGATGCTAGGTTCACTTAATGAAGTCAGTGCTGACAGTATTAAAACTTCTGGAGGCACGATTATAAAAACCCTTAAAGAAAACTTTGTGTGTTCTGATTGGACAAACTTCAAAGATTTTGTGCTTGAGCATGAATGCTTAGAACTTTTCCAACAGCGTATTCACCAAGCGAACTTTAAAGAGTTTTTATCTAGTAGAACCGATGATGGACTACCGCCGGGGATTAGTAGTATGCGAGAGTTCAACATCGTTGTAAGAAAACCAACCAGTAAATAAGGAGAGTTAAAATGGCACAAGCCAATACATTTACAACCCCGAAAGGGATAGCACAATACCCTTGGTTATCTAAACCCGATACCAAGTTTTCTGAGGAAGGGGATTACAAGGTTAATCTTATACTCCCTGAAAAAGAAGCAGAGCCGTTAGTTGAGCAGATCAACGCGGCGTTCGCTGAAAATATGCAATCAGAGATGAAGAAGCAGAACAAGAAAGAACTTAAAACTGCTAACCCACCTTATGCCCAAGAGTTAGGTGAAGATGGTAAGCCTACCGGCAATGTTATATTTAAGTTTAAATCTAAGGCCGCTTATAAGCCTGCAATTTTTGATGCTAAAGGTAAGCCCATGATAGATAGCAATATCTGGGGTGGATCTGAGATCCGAGTTAACGGTAGCATTGGTGGATACTATACTAGTTTAATTGGTGTTGGTGTTGCATTGCGACTACGAGCAGTTCAGGTTATTCAGTATGTTGAAGGCAGTGGTGAAGGCGCTTCACGTTTTGGTTTTGAAGAGACGGCGGGGTATGAACACAATACTCCAGATGCTTTTAAAGCTGAAGAGCCAGTTAAAGAGACGGTTGCAGAAACTAAACCAGAATTAAAAGTGGTTAAAGAGCCTGTAGTTAAACCCTCTACTGCCACTGACAAGTCTAAAGATGTTTCTGATATTATCAGTAAATGGGGAGCTAAAGATTAGTCATGGATAAACTTGAAGCTATACTTAAAAATAGCCCAGACCTTTCTTTAGATGAAGATACGTTAGCCGTAGCCAATAGTGGTTACGGTAGTATCACTAGACGCATCTCAATGAGTGGTGGGAAGTTTCGTAAGTTTGTTGCGGGACAAGAAGTAAGTATAGGTAGTCCTACTACAATGGACGTTATAATAGTTAAGATGGCTCATAACGCATCTCGATCTTATTATGACCAAGCCTTTGAAGTAGGAAAAAAAGTGAGTCCTAAATGTTGGTCTAACGATTCAACATCTCCTGACCCAGAAGTTCTAACCCCTCAAGCCAAGTTCTGTCATGCATGTCCTAATAGTGTGAAAGGATCTGGTTCTGAGGGCTTTGGTTCTGCTTGTAAACTATCTTGGCGACTAGCTGTTGTTTTTGCCGATGATCCTGGTGGAGATGTTATGCAGTTAGTTTTGCCAGCTAGTTCTTGCTTTGGTAGAGAAGAGGAGGGTAAGTGGCCCTTTAAAGCCTATATTCAAATGTTAGTAAAGAATAATGTAAGTGCATCTAAGCTAGTAACAAAAATGCAGTTTGAAAGTAATTCTAAATATAACAGAGTTTTATTTTCTCCCGTTGCAGGAGTAGAGGAACAGTACAAAGAGACACTTATAAAACAAGCTTGTAGTCAAGCGGCGCTGTCTGCAATAAAACTAACTGTATACCAATCAAATAATACAGAGCAACAGCCAGTTAAGTTTGAAGTATTTGAAGATACTGATAAAAATATAATAACTAAAGACGATAGTGTTGCAGATATAGTAAACAAATGGAAAAAAGAGGGGAATAAATAATGGCTAGACCATATAGTGATAAGTTTATTTTAGGGCTTAACAAGGGAGATCCAAAATCTAAAGGGGTTCAACTAGGAAAAATATGCGTTAAAGCAGGTTTACCGGCTAAGTATGTGGCAAAGGTGTTTGGTGTAAGTCGTATGTCAATACACGGTTGGTTTAGAGGAAACATTATTAGAAACAAAAATATTGCTAAGATAGATAAATTTATAGAGCTAGTTAATAATAGTCTAGCTGATGGTGATTTACCTGTAGCTACAATAGAACAAGCTAAAATATATTTATTTACAATAAAACCTAACTTAATCAGGGTGTAATATGAAAGATTTTTACGCCCTAGCGCTTCCCGATAGCGGGATTTACTGCGTTACGGACATAGATCCGACTACTAAAAGAACTAAAAATACTTTTGTTGAATCAATAGACGAACTTGTTGAAGTGGCTCAATCTAAAAAAGATACAAATATTTTTGTTGCACTTGGTAATTTTAAAGGGCATAGCCGAAAGGCAGAGCACGCTATTAGTTTACGTTCTTTCTTTGTAGATCTTGATGTAGGACAAAAGAAAGAATACAGCAGTAAAGAAGAGGCCATAGCTTCTTTAGATAACTTTGTAGATAGTAATGAGTTACCACCACCAGTAGTAGTTGACTCTGGTACAGGCGCTCATGCCTATTGGTTTTTTAATGAAGATATTCCTGCAGATGAATGGAAAATATATGCTACTAAGTTTAAAGAATTTTGTTTTAATAATGGCTTAAAGATTGATCCCGTTGTTACATCAGATGTATCTAGAGTTTTACGTTGCCCAGATACCTTTAATCATAAAACTAGTATACCTAGTCCTACTAAGGTTCTTCGTTGGTCGGACTTTACTTCTGATTTTTCTGTATGGAAAGATTTTTTAGGTGAGGTTGAAGTATCATTAGAGGATATAGTTAAACGTGAAAAGACAACTGATCTGGGTAGGCAGATGTCTGGTCACAATAACTATTCTTCAGAGTTCGCTAAGATTGCAACTAAGAGTTTAGACGAAGACTCTAACGAAGGTTGTTTACAGATGCGACACATTA